ACAACATTCAGGGGCTAATATAGAATCAATACTAAAAACAAAACAGAGTTTGTTAGAATCAATTGACAAGATGGCCAACACTGGTGCTGTAAGAGCCAATGAATCAAGAACACTTAGTGGCGTAGCAATGGAGACAGAGTTTGCCTTGTTAAATGCTAGACTAAGTGAAAAAGCAGATAACCTAGAACTAGCAGAAGAGCATTTATGGACAATATTTGCCAAATATCAAGGTTATACTTGGGATGGTATGGTAGATTATCCAGAATCATTTGGTATTAAAGATATTGCCAATGACATTAGACTGATGGTAGAAACACGCAAAACTATTACCAATCCTAAACTTATTGACCTATTAGAATATGAAATAGCAGAAGCACATTTTGGTGAAGAAATGTTAGACGAATATAATTTAGATTTTGAACCACATACTATGACAAATCCTGAAACAGGTGAAACACGCCAGGTAACAACATATCAGGAACATTTAACACTCCAGGATCAAGGTTGGATTCATACTTAAATTAAGGACTTAAAATGACACTTAAAGAACTGGCAGAACAGGTAAAAATAATTAAAGATAATCATCTAAGACATCTTAAAGAAGATGTTGATAGAATTGAGACTCGCATTGAAAAAATGGATGCCAGACTTTGGTGGGTATTAGGATTGTTAGTAGTGGCAATCATAGTACCAAAAATACTAGGATAAACTTATATGCCAGTTCGCAAAGTCAAAGGTGGATATCGTTGGGGAACTAGCGGACGAGTATATAAGACGAAAAAGAAAGCACAAGAACAGGCACGAGCAATATACGCATCAGGATATAAAAAGAAAAAATGATAAAATATCGTGGACAACAGTTTAAAGGCTATAATAAACCTAAAAGAACACCAGGACACAAGACTAAAAGTCATGCTGTTCTAGCCAAAGTGGGTAGCAAAGTTAAACTAATACGCTTTGGACAACAGGGTGTAAAAGGTGCTGGCAGTAGACCTAAGACAGAAGCACAAAAGGCAAGACGAGCAAGTTTCAAAGCAAGACATGCTAAAAATATTGCCAAAGGTCCAATGTCAGCGGCATATTGGTCAAACAAAGTTAAATGGTAACCAGGAGCGAGACAATGGCAATGTACAAAAAGAAGAAAAGTAAAAAAGGCAGTAAGAAGAAATATTAATAAATAATGTATTAAAACACTCCAAAGGAGGCACGCGACATGAGCGAACAAGAAATCATGGTAAATGAAACACAAGAAACAGCAACTGATGCTGAAGTAACAACTGAAAATCAGGCTACATCAAACGCTAAAACCTATACACAAGAAGAGTTTGACAACCATATGGCAGGGCTAAAAAATAGCATTACCAAACGGTTTGAAAAACAATTTAGTGAGTTAGGCGATATTGAAGAACTTAAAAAACTTAAACAAGACGCTGAAAAGAAACGCCAAGAAGAGCAGTTAAAGCGTGGTGAGTTTGAGAAAACACTTCAAGAATTGGCGGCCAAAAAGGATCAGGAAATCCAGAAAAGAGATAGCGTTATTAAGGAATATAAGATCAATACACCACTGTTAAATTCAGCGGCCAAGTTGAGATCAGTAAATCCTGAACAGGTTAAAAGTTTATTGGTCTCAAGCGTGAGACTGAATGATGACGGAGAGGTTGAAGTAGTTGATACCACAGGAGCAGTTCGTTATAATGACGATGGCAAACCTGTAACAGTTGAGCAGTTAGTTGATGATTTCTTAAAAGAAAATCCACACTTTGTGCAACCAACACCTACTACAACAAATACAAAAACTTCCGTTAATGGTAACGCAACAAATAAAGTTGACATCTCTAAATTGGATATGACTAATCCTGAACATAGGAAAATATACGCTGAGGCCAAAGCCAAAGGTCGTATATAATTTTTAAATTTAATTAAGGAGTTATTTGAAAATGGCATATCCATCAAACTCAAATACCAACCAAAACAGTGAATTATATTCTGCGTTGGTTGCGGCGGCACAGTATGCGGCTTATGAATCATCAGTTGCTCGCCAATTAGTAACAACATTTGACATGCCTGCTAATTCAGGTAAAACAGTACAAGTTCCTGTGTGGAGTTCTATCTCAGCAGAAAACATTACTGATGAAGCGGCGGCAACAGCAAAAGAAACAGGTACAACAAGTGCTACAATTACAATGACTGAGCATGTTGTTTACCATCAAGTTACTGACATGTTAAAAGAATCAGCATACAGTAATGTTCTTACACAATTAGGTGACCAATCAGGTCGTGCTATTGCTGAGTCCATGGACACAGAAGCATTTGCACAGTTTACTAACCTGTCAGGTTCATCAACAGCAATCGCTGTGGCATCATTTGGTAAAGACGACATTATGGATCGTGTTGCTACATTAAGAGCAAACAAGATTACAGGTCCTTTCTACTGTGTGTTGCACCCAACAGCGGCTAACGCAATTAAGAAAGCATTAACAGCCACTGACGCTTACACAGCATCAGGTGCAGTTGCAGACAGCATCTTAACAAACTACTTTGTAGGACAACTAGCAGGTTGCCGTATTATTGAATCTGCATTAGTTCCTTATAATAGTGGTACAGGCGTTGCTACATGTGCTGTGTTCTCACCAAGTGCTTTAGGTCATGCTATGCGTGGCGGAATCAATGTTGAAGAACAAAGACAAGCGGCGGCTCGTGCTACGGACCTCGTGTTAACAGGTGTTGCAGGCGCTACAACATTACAAGCATCACACGGTGTGCTTATGAATGTTGATTTAGTAGCATAATTAGGGGATTAGGAAAATGGCTTTCATAACATCAGGAACAACGGTACTATCATTCGCAGAATATCAAGATGTGGAGGATAGAGATCAGCGTTTGTTTGAGGCGAATGAAGGCTTGACTATGGATGTAGTGGAGGATCTATTATTTAGATCCACTGAACGCATACTTGCCCAGTTACGCTCAACCAATTGGTGGAGAGGATACTATCTGACACAATCAGGTAGTAGAATCAACACCGTAGCAGACATTCCAGAATTGAATGCGGCTAAAATTTTAAGCAGAAAGAATGATTTCACAGACTTATGTGTATTTCATTCATTGTATTATTACATTATGCCTAAGATTGCTGATTTCAGTGATGAGAACAATGCTGAGCGTCAAAAGATAGGACACTACCAGCAGAAATATAATTCATTGTTTGACGAACTTATTTCTGCAGGTGACTGGTATGACTTTGATGGTGATGATACCATAGAATCTACAGAGAAACAACCAGGTTATGTCAATCTTAGGAGAGTGCGATGAGGACCACAGTTTTAGATTATTTGAATTCACAATCATTCACTAATTTTAGTGCATCAAGTGAATTACCATGGACATCAAGTGGGCAACCCTTGTATCTAAAAAATCTAAAAAAATTATATGTGGATCGCCCACAAACAGTCCAAGAACCCTTAATTGAAACATTTGACGATCAGGGGATAGTTAATGAAACTACCACTGTGGCAGTCTATGTTTCTACAGACGCAAAATCAATACCAACAGACTATGATACCATGGTGTCAACTGTAAAAGATGCTAGACTTGAAGACGCTACCTCAGGGTGGCGTCAGAGAGCAACAACAGTAGCAACATCTTTTGAAGGTGATGTTTTGGTAACAGAGTTTAATTTCAACTTTACTAAGTTGATTATTAATTAACACAAGGAGTAAACCATGGCGTATATAAACCCAGGACCAGGAACAGCAAATGAGGTTACTCTGATTGTAGCAACATCAGTTAGTGGTAATTTAACTGTCCCAGCATTACAGGACATGACAATTAACAATGCTAACGATGTTTTTACTTGGAGCCAATTAGATGAAACAGCAAAATTACAAGTTGCTACAACATCTACAAACTCTATCAGTACTAACTTAGTTCTTGATGAAACTACATTCTTTGGTGATGGCACTGCTACAACTGACAGTGCCGCTGAATTAGGCCTATTAGGTCTAAGTACAGAAAAATCGTCAGTAACTTTTTGGATCAATGTTGGAACAAAAACCATTAGTGGTACAGGTTATGTTACAGGATTGGCACCAACAGTTAGTGCGGATGCACCAGTTTGGGTTTCACCAGCAACACTTACCGTTTCAGGTGAATACACAGTATCATAATTGATACAAAATAAACAGGGCTGTAATGGCCCTGTTTTTTTATTATAAATACGATTAGGAGAGATTTATGGATGTCTTAGAAAATAAGGACAATAAAGAATTATTACAAAGTGTTTTAGCAGAAATTGCCAAAACAACCAATGAAGTAAATTGTGCCTCAAAAGACTTGTCCAAGGCGAGAAGTAGACTGTCATTTTTAATAGCAGTCGTAAATGAATTGTTAAACAGAGAGGAAGATTAAATGAAACTTACAGAATTAGCCGCAAAACCCAAACTAATAGAAATCAAAATTGATGATAAAGACACTGTTGCAAAATACGGTGAACCAGTATCCTTTTGGATATACGATCGTCAGAATATTGAAACATTTATTAAAATGACAACCATTACTAGTGATGATTTTGCCACA